TTTAGTAGGACTATCCTCAGCCTTCATAAAACAGCTGGCAAAACAAACTTTGAAGAGACAAGACAACTCTTCATCCATGGAGTCCTCACCGAATCCCTTGACACAGGAGGACCAGCGTACTACAATAGCAACATCCTCAGCAGGTACTTCCGAAAAGACTACTATGATGGAAACTAAAGAACTAGTTGCAGACATTCGACAATGGGCAATTGATAAAGTTCAAGAGTATAATAGTGAAGGTATTGATAGAATTTACGATCAAATGGCAATCATGGATGAGTTTGACGAGTGGTTTGATCCCAAAGAAGACTTAGTGGTTGTAAGTCTTGACGAGATTTCCAGAGAGGGGTATGATGAATTTGTTGATTACATGAAAGAGTAATTAACTGCGGTGCTCCCCTTGCTAGTTCAGGAGTAGCGGCGATAGGAACTAGCATTGACTCAGTAGCTCAGTTGGATAGAGCAACTGCCTTCTAAGCAGTTGGTCGTAGGTTCGAGTCCTACCTGAGTCGCTAATGGGACTGGAATGCATCCTGGCTCACATCTCCGAGAGAAAAAAGAATCGGAAAACCAACCCATGTGAGAGAGAGGTGGGATCCCTCTTGAGCCCATCAGTGCTATTCTGCAGGATATCACTGATGCATTTTTACCTGCGAATTTGGTGTAGCGGTAACATCCCATCCTTCCAAGTTGGTGTCACGGGTTCGATCCCCGTAATTCGCTTGTC